GAAAATATTATTACAAATATGAAAAATTAAATATATTATTCGTTAAACAATACTTAAAATAATATAATTATACATTAATATAAATGTCATTTTTATTTAAATTTATAGATTCGGGATTTTTATTAACATTAGGATTAATTTTATTAACAAGTGGAGGAATTATGTTATATTGCTATAGAAGACTAAATTTATTAGAAAAGAGTGTGATTGAGCATGGTAAAATTTTACAAAATTTTATTATGAATTATAATATTCAAATGCAACATTTCAGTTTACTAAATAAATCAATAGTCACTACTAATTCCAGTACTAATACTAATAGCACCAATGTTGAAAATAATAGAACTGAATATGTAGAATTTGATAAAATTAAAAAAATTAATTTAGGGGAAAAAATATCTGTATCGGACGATGAAGACGAAAATGACGTAGATGATGAAGATGATGATGAAGATGATGAAGATGATGATGATGAAGATGATGATGATGAAGATGATGATGAAGACGAAGATGAAGATGAAGATGAAGATGAAGACGAAGATGAAGACGAAGACGAAGATGATAACAAAAATAATTCAGAAAATTTAACTATTTCTAATAATAAATTAGAAGATTTAAAAGATTTAGAAGATTTAGAAGATTTAACAAGTTCAGAAAATATTGAAGTAAACGAACAAATTATTTCAAGTTTTGATGATGAAACATTTTTAAAAAATTTACCTATAAACTTAGATTCATTTACATTAAATAATACAAATAGTAATCCAAAAATAATAAATTTAGAAAATATTCAAGATACAAATGATAAAACAGGTGAAAGAAAAAATTATTCAAAAATGAAGGTAGATGATTTAAAAACTTTGGTTGTGACAAAAAATTTAACAGATAATGAAAGTGCTCAAAAAATGAAAAAGTCTGATTTAGTAAAACTACTACAAAAACAATAAAATTTAAAAATATAATATTGTATTATTTATATTAAAAATGGAGCGTGGTATAATAATGGTAATTCATTCAATTATACTTGGTGTGTTATTGTATGTTATTATGATTTATGCCCTCGGTCAAAGACACATAGTTGCTGAAAACAGAAGTATATTAATTGCGGCTTTTGTTTTAATATATATGGTAATGTTTGGACATGGACTTCCCAATAAATTGAATAAAGATTTATTTTAAAATAAATTTACTTAGCAATATTTTATATAAGTTTTATTATAAAATCTATAAAAAATTAATATTATTACATACTATAATATTAATTTTATGAGTTGGGGAACTTGCTATAGTGGTTCTAATAATATTCACTTCAATTTTCCTCCGTTAATGGACGATTCAAGATTATTTAGCAATTATTATTCGTCAGCACTCAATGATAGTGTTTTTCAAAATAATAAAAATATAAAAAATAATAGTGATTATAGAAAATATTTACAAGTAAATGCTGATACTATTATAAAAAATAATCAATATGTTTCTATTGCTGAATGTGGAATAAATACAAATTATAACTCTGAACCTTTAGTGTCTAATAAAACGCCCTATATTTTTAACTCGATTTTATCGCGCGACCAACCATATGGATATGAAACAAGCGATTTAAAAAATGTATATTTGTCTAGACTACAATTGGATGCGCAAAAACATGTGACAAAGTATGTTATTAATGCCAATGAGTAATTTTATTTTATAATATTTTATTATATTTTATTATAATATTTTATAATATTATATAATATGAGTTTTTTTGATGATTTAATGACGCCTTTTGGTAAAGAGCATTGTATGTTTTTTTATTATTTAGGATATTTTAGTTTAGGAGCAGTTGTTTTAACATTTATAGGAATAATAATAGCTCTATTTAAAAAGAATTACAAGATACTTGGTTTTGCAATATCATATTTTTTTACCTTTATACTCATGTATTACGTTTATAGATTAAATTATTCGGTATGTTTGGGTGCTTATAAATAAACTTTTATTATAATGTATAGAAACAAATATATAAATATTATATAATTAATTATATAATATTTGTAATAAATAAATCTATAATATTTATGAAAATATTAAGCATAGATATAGGTATTAAAAATTTAGCATATGTGATTTTAGAATGTGAAGTTGTAGATAATAAAAATAATACTAATGATTTTAAAGAGTTTAAAGATTTTAAAATTATTAAATGGGATGTAATAAATTTATGTAACAAATTGATTTCGTGTAATCAACAATGCTGCTCAAAAGAAGCCAAATTTCATAAAGACAATGTTTTTTATTGTAAAAATCACACAAAAAAAACCGAGTATTGTTTGCCTACAAGTAATATTAAAACACTTCATAAACAATCTGTTGCTAATCTCTCAAAACTCATTGAACAATATCAAATTAAAATAGAAAAACCAATAAATAAAGCCTCACTAATAAAATTACTAGAAGAATATTTAAATACAACGTGTTTTGAAGCCATTGAAAGTGTTAACGCAAACAATGTAAATTTAATAGATATAGGAATTAGTATAAAAAATGAATTAAACGAATTATTTAAAGATTTTGATTTATCTAGTATTGACCAAATTATTTTAGAAAATCAAATAAGTCCTATTGCTAATAGAATGAAAACTATTCAAGGCATGATATCTCAATATTTTATAGATTGTAATAATTATAATATTAAATTTATATCGGCAACAAATAAATTAAAACCATTTACTAGTAAAGAAAATAAATATATGTGCGGTTATAAAGACTATTGTAATGTTAATAACGTTAAAGAAGTTAAAGAAGTTAATGAAGTTAAAGATATTAAAGAAAATAAAGAAGTTAAAGACAAAAAATTATCATATAATGAACGAAAGAAACTCAGCATTTATTACACAAAACAACTATTAGAGCATAAAAATATGTCACCAGAACATGCTTTTTTTATTAAACATTCAAAAAAAGATGATTTAGCAGATTGTTTTTTACAAGGAATTTATTATTTAGAAAATTTTAATGTATTAAAATAATTAATAATTATTAATTGTTATTAATTGTTATTAATTAATATATAATATATAATGCGGAGTATTTAAAAATTAAACTTCTATTTTTATCATAATAGTTTTAATGGATATTATAGAAATAGAACCTGAAACTTTAAATATTGATAATTTTCAAATTCCAGAATTTAAAATAAACGATTCAGATGTAGAAGAAATTATATCAAAAAGACCATCTTCTAATTTTGGAGGCGGTATTGAATTATTAATGAATGGAAAAAATATAACTGATAAAAAAACATCGACATCAATAGATATTGAAGATATTACAACCTTAGAAAATGAATTAAATGATTTAACAGATAATAGTAGTTCAAAACAATTTGATGAAAAACTAAAGTTAAATACTACTATTGACTCGGATAATAAAAAAGAAATAAATTATAATCAATCAACGCCTAGTGCCAATAAAAAATCTATTTTTGGAGGTATATTTGGTGATTCTAAAAACAATGGTTCTAATATTAAACCAGTCACAAAAAATAATGAAAATGACGCAGTAAATTTAGGAAAATCAACCGCAAATATGAATGAAAATAAAACTTGGGACGGATTTGGTAAATTTAATAATGTTCCTATTAATTTAGACAAAGCACAAGAAAAACCTGAATTGACAAAAGAAGAGGAATTAAAAGAAAAGTTCAAATATTTACGCAAGTTAGAAGACCTAGAGAGAAAAGGGGTTTCTCTCAGTAAACGTTATAATATGGATTCTAATTTAAATGAAATGATCGGAGAATATGAAACTATTATTGCTGAAAAAGAAAAATCAAACGCTATTAAATTTCAAGGAAAAATGTTAATGGCTTGTATAACCGGATTAGAGTTTTTAAATAATAAATTTGATCCTTTTGATATTAAACTTGATGGTTGGGGTGAGCAAATAAATGAGAATATTGATGAATATGATGAAATTTTTGCTGAATTACACGAAAAATATAAATCTAAAGCGAAAATGTCTCCTGAATTAAAATTATTGTTTCAATTAGGCGGTTCAGGAATGATGATTCATATGTCAAATACATTATTTAAATCTTCTATGCCTGGAATGGACGATATTATGCGTCAAAATCCTGAATTAATGAAACAATTTACACAAGCCGCGGTAAATACTATGGGTCAATCTAAACCCGGATTAGGTGGATTTATGAATGGATTATTTGGAAATAATGGTTCAAATCCTGGATTTGGAGCATCTATGCCACCAAATGTAAATTCAGGTCCACCTCCACCACCAGTTGAATCTAAATTACCTGAACGCAGTCAAAGAATGCAAAACATAATAAATCGCCCAGATATTATGTCGGCACGCGGTATGGAAATGGATAATGGTGAAGGTAATCCTTATAATGAGCAACGCATTACACGTCCAGAAATGAAAGGTCCTTCAATTGCTCCTCCTAGTCAAAACATTGCGTCTTTATTAAGTGGTTTAAAAACTAAACAACTTGACGTTAATGAAAAAAAAAATAATGAATCAAGCACTATTAGTATTGAAGATTTGAGAGATTTGACAAATGCTAAAATACCTACAAAATCTAAGCGCAGACAGCGAAGCGATAAAAATATTGTGAGTTTAGATATTTAAGTATTTTAAGTATAATAAAAAATATTATTAAAATTAATAACATATATTGTGTTATATATGTTATTATGATTGGTTACTTGTTTTTTAATTGGGTTTAGACTTAGTCTTTTTTATAGACTTCTTTGTTGTACTCTTCTTTTTTATAGACTTCTTTGTTCTACTCTTCTTTGTTCTAGTCTTCTTTTGTCTTCTTACAATTGATTTGCCACCATCAACATCGACAAATTCTTTACTATCAAATTCTTCGCTAACAATTCTAGGGTCTGTTTTCTCTAATTCTGAATAATGTGGATATACAGGAGTAAGTGCGATTGAATCACTAGCAATTTGTTGCTCTCTTTCTTCTGTGAATTCTTTTTCTAATAAATTTCTCTTTTGTATAAGTTGTCTTAATATACTATTATACTTAATCTTTCGTGCTTCATTTATAAAATATAATTCAGCATATGGTTCATGTTTATACTCATAATATCCTTCAAATATTGAAGGATACCCTCCTGATTTTGGATTTATACACATACTAATTGTTAATACAGCATCAACATAATTTTCTTCCTGTAATAGTCTATTAACATAATCTACTATTTTAGTTTTATTTTTTTGAGCATTTAAATATAATGGTCTTAAAAACTGCTCCCTATCAAACTGCGGTATTACACTAAGATCATCTAGTTTTAATTTT